TTGCCGGCTGACTTCATTCAGCCGGAGCCTGCAAACAATTTTGCGCATAAATCTTGACGGCACCAGCCACCGTGCCATTGACTGATTGGGTAGCTGCGGAGCAAATCGAAATTTTCATGATTCCCACTTACGAACAGTGTGGTAAAGGGCCTGGCTGCCAACCAATCCAGCCATTGCTGCTCCGTATCGCTGCCATCCCAGACGCCGCCGAAGTCCCCGCAGATGATGATGTAATCCTCCTTGGTCAGGTTACTCTGTTCGGGGAAGGCCGCAGGATGGAGCCTACTGAAATCGCCGTGCGTATCACCAGTTATAAAGATCGCCATTTCTTTTCCTCCCGTTCTATTCATTCTAAACCTTGTTCCAACACCACATCCGAATCTCGGAAGTGGACGTGGATGGTTTCCGCATCCTCCACTGTGATCTTCCGAATGATCTGCCTGACGAATTCATCATCAAATTCCGTGTACCCCGCAGAGCACTCCTTCAGGCTGTCCCACATCTGCTGACGCTTCGCCGCCTGTTCTGCCATGCTTACTTCTTTTTGTTGGACTTTTAAGATCTGCGCCTTAAGGGCTTCCTTCTCATCCGTCAGAGCTTTCATCCTGGCGTTCAATTCCGCATCGGCCATGTTCGCCAGCAGCCGGTCCAGCACATCAGACTGTTCCTGACTGACCTCATCCATGCGCTTTTTCAGTTCCAGCAGCATTGCTCCAGCCTGCGACATGGCCCTTTTGGCTTCCTCTACCATGACCAGTACATCCGGGCAAACCTCCTGTCGGATAGCCGCGTACTCGTTCATGGCGGCGAGGATGGCGTTGTGGAGTCTGCTCTCATCCAGTGTCGGGGAGTTATGACAGTATTTGGTGCCGAATTCCAGCTGGGAGACGCATCTCCACACGATGCGCTTCTTGCCGTTTCTGGCCCAGGTCACCCGCTTGTAGGGAGAGCCGCACTCGCCGCACACCAGCAGTTCCGTCAGGGCGTACTTGCCTGAGTATTTCCCCAGTTCCGTTTTTCCGCTTTTTTGCAGCACCTTTCGCTTACTGGACCGACGTGTCATTTCTTTCTGCACCTGGTCAAATGTCTCTCTTGGGATAATGGCAGGGTGATTGTTTTCCACATAGTACATGGGGCGCTCTCCCATGTTCTTCTTTACTTTTTTGGAAATGCAGTCAGTAATATATGTCTTTTGCAGCAGGGCGTCACCCATGTACTTCTCGTTGGTCAAAATGTTATGAATGACAGCCGAGGACCATCGTTCCACCTTCTGTGCGGTAGGAATATTATCCTGTTCCAATTCCTGCTTGATCTGGCCCAGACTGCAGCCAGCTAAGTATCTTCGATAAATGCGGCGGATGATTTTCGCTTCCTCCGGAACGATCTCCGGCTGGCCATCTGTGCCCTTGCGGTAGCCCAGCATTCTCTTATATTGAAAGTAGACATTTCCGGCTTCGGCGCTTTTTCTCCAGCCCCAGGCAACATTCTTGCTGAGAGACTCGGATTCTGCTTGGGCAAAGCCGCTGAATAAGGTGATCAGGAACTCGCTGGACTCTGTGAGGGTGTTGATGTTTTCCTTTTCAAAGTACACCCCGATACCGTTGGCTTTCAGCAGGCGCACCGTTTCCAGGCAGTCCACCGTGTTTCGGGCAAAGCGGGAGAGGGATTTTGTAATGATGAGGTCGATGCGGCCCCGCTTGCAGGCGGTGATCATTTTCTTGAACTCCGTCCGCTTTTTCATGCTGGTGCCGGAGATACCCTCATCTCCTAATGTCAAGAGAAAACCAAAAAAATTATAAGATTTTTTGCTGGATTTTGTATCGGTTCAGTGATTAAAGCCCCCGGAAAATCAAATCTGTGACCGAGAACACACCTACACCAGAAGCATTTAACTGTGCGATCCATGTAGCCGTCTGCATGGTATCCCGTCCCAGGCGCGTCAAATCCTTTGTCAAAAGAGCGTCGGCCTGCCCTTGCCGGACAGCTTCAAGAAAATCATTCAGCCCAGGCCGGTCAAAAGTCAGACCGCTGGCCGCGTCCCATGATTCGCCTACAATGTTTAGCTTGTGCTTTTCCGCAAAGCTGCGAAGATAATTCATCTGGTTCTCCAAAGCCCATTTATCAGGAGAAGCGACACGCCCATAGAGCCAATACCGTTTTTTATCCCTGTTCATGCTCCACAGCCTCCTTTTTTGTGGTATCGGCAAGCAGCCGTTGATATTCGTCCCCGCATTTCCAAACGATCTCGATAGAGGTCGAACTGTAAATGTAGATGTTTTGAATCAGCAAATCCACCAACTCCCGTGTCAGTGTCCTGACATTGGTATAGGAGAGTATGCTGTCGGCGGAGAGTTCTTCTACCTCTGTCTGCCGTTTGGCGTCCTCCAGTTCCTTGATTTTGATTTCAAGTCGCTGGATATGTTTTTCACATTGTCCTCGTTTATGCTGGTAGTCCTCCGCACTGACTTTGCCAGATACCATATCTTCAAAAGCTGCCATCTTTTCCTGCCGCCGCATTTGGATTGAGTTCTGGTGTGCTTTAATTTGTCGGTCAATGCGTTGGTTGTACCGAGCATCTTTAGCGGATCGGCGCTGTTTTGTCTGAACCGCCTCTCGGACAAGCTGGGCCATCGTGCGGATAGAAGCCAAAACTGCCTGTTCCAGTTCTTTCTCATCTATCCTGTCCTGCGGGCAACCAATATCCGGCTTATACCTGTTGGTACGGCACACATAGCAAGGGTGGGAAGATTGTAGCCGCTCCATCGCAAGCCCACAGTTACCACACCGGATTTTCCGATAGAAAATCCGTGTGCTTTTTCCTGTGGTGCCGGGGTGGGAACTTCGATTCAGGCTTTTGGCCGTATCAAAAGTTTCCTGCGTAATGATTGCGGGAAACGCTCCGTTCACAACGGTCCACTGATCTTCTGTGACAGCCTTGACCTGACTGGACCCCACCTTTTTCCGGGTGGTCTTGCCATAGATTGCCTTGCCGGTGTACCGCTCATCATCCAGTATCTTGCGAACCATAGCAGAAGTCCAGTAGTTTTTGCTCTGGTCTACACAGTTCCACCTCCGGTTTACTTCTTGGAGCCGTTTTCTTTGCAGTGGGGTCAGCACTCCTTCTGTATTGAATTTTCTGGCTATATCCGTAGTAGACAGGCCGCTGATAAAAAGATTAAATACACGCCGGACTACGGCGGCAGCATCCTCGTCCACCAAAAGGGTGTGCTTATTTCCCGGTGTTTTCTGGTAGCCAAAGAACGCATAGGGGGCAACGCAGTAGCCTTTTTCGGCAAGCTGTTTTTTGGTTGATCTCACTTTTTCCGACAAGTCTTTGCTGTAAAGGTCGTAGATCACATTTCGGAAGGACACATCAATCAGGCCAGCAGAACCATACTTGTGATCCTTGCTGTCGTAGGAATCATTGATGGCGATGAAGCGGACATCCAGGAAGGGAAAAATCTGTTCCAGATAATCACCGACTACGATATAGTCACGCCCAAACCGGGACATATCCTTGACGATAATGCAGTTGATTTTCCTCTGGCGTACCTGTTCCAAAAGCCGCCGGACGGCTGGCCGCTCCATGTTCGTCCCAGAATAACCATCATCACAAAATTCGAGAATCTGCGCCCCGGCAAATTCGGGCCGCAGTTCAATGAAACGGCGGATGTAGGCCCGCTGATTGACAACACTGTTGCTTTCGCTTTTTTCATCAGACAGGTCATCGTCCTCAGCGGAGAGCCGGATGTAAATGGCTATCACATAGTTCAACATCTGCTGCAAGATCTCCGGCATCGTTCTGCACCTCCTTCTGAAACAGTTTCTTCATCTCGTCCTGATAATTCAGTACGATATGTACCTGCTTGTCCTCATTCACATAGATCTTCTCCACCAGCGCCAGCAGCATCTCACGGGTCAGCTCTTTCTCGTCCCGGAACTTGGCAAAGGCTGAGAACCACCTGTTTTGTTTGGGGTTCGCCTCCGGCAAGGCGTCTTTTTCCGCCTGTAAATTCTGAAGGCGTCCCTCAAGCTGACGGGCTTCATCCTCATACCGGCTTTTTCCAAACAGATAATCCGCCTGCGTTACAATACCATCTACATAGCTTTCAAAGAGCGTCTGGCGGAGTGTGTCCAGCTTCTTCAACCGCCCCTGTACCGATACGATCTCATTATCAAGAGCCGTCCTGCGGCTTCTGGCCGCCGAGGACCGGCTGACCTTTTGGATAACCGACTCCGCATCTGTGAGCATCGCTATCTGAAACCGAAGAACCTCATAAACGGCCGCTTTTAAATCGTTTTCCCGCAGGCCGCCCGCATTAGGGCATCCGGCATCCAGAAGCATGGCATGGCGGGGGCAGATAAAGTGGTACGCCACCGTTCTGCCTTTGTTGTAAACGCTCTTATAGCGTATCATATTGTGCTGGCAGCACGCGCACACCACAAGCCCTTCAAAAATATTTTCACTGTCAAAGTGGGCATATTTCCCCAGACGGCTGTGATATTCCTCATGCTTGGCTTTCAAAATAGATTGTACTTCGTTAAACAGTTCTTGCTCAATAATCGCCTCATGGGTGTTGGGGACAATGATCCATTCTGACGGGGGCATGACTTTCTGCTTCTGCCCAGCGTGCAGCTTCGTGATTTTCTTGCCCTGAACCATGTGACCCAGGTACACCGGATTCTCCAAAATATGCTTCACAGTCTGCGTCTGCCACGGACCGTTTTCAGAAAACCTTTTGGTAAATATGACACCCTGCAAATAGCGGTGATAGTTTGGATTGGGAACCTGTTCGGCAGTCAATGTTCTTGCTATCGCAGCGTTGCTCATTCCATCCTTTTTCATCAGGAAAATGCGCTGCACCACCTTTGCCGCCTCTGGATCAACGGCCAGTTTATGCCGATCCTCCGGGGATTTGACATAACCATAAGCGGCGAAATTGCCAATAAACTCACCGCTGCGCTTTTTGGTGTCCAGTGCGGAATACACTTTTTGAGAAATATCCTTGGCATAAATGTCGTTTATCAAGTTTTTCAGCGCGATGGTCATGGCCTCGCCGCTGTCTGCCCGGATGCTGTCGTAGTTGTCGTTGACGGAGATAAACCGCACTCCCATAAAGGGCAGCACCTTTTCCAGAAAGTTTCCCGTTTCCAGGAAGTCACGCCCAAACCGGGACAGGTCTTTCACGATGATGCAGTCTACCCGGCCCGCTTTCACATCCTCCATCATGCGCTGGAATCCAGGACGCTCAAAATTTGTCCCGGTTTCTCCATTGTCACGATAGCAGTCGTACAGCTCCAGATCAGGGTGCTTGGCGATATATTCACACAGATAGTCAATCTGAGTTTGCAGGCTCTCGCTGTCCTTGCGGTCACGGGTGTCCATGATGGAGAGGCGGACATAAAGGGCTGTGCGGAAAATCCGCAGAGCGGCGGCCTTGGGCAATTCATCAGCCGGAATGCCCTGTGCGGCCGCAATCTGTTTTCTTCTGCTCACACGCGCCATTTACACCGCCTCCTTTACCATGAGGGGTGCCCTCGTTGCCTGACGCTCCATATACTGTTCGATGTAGGCTGCCGCCGCCCTGTACTCATTCTGGTACTTGAAAATGATCTCAATTCGGTTCCCTTCATAGACATAGATACGGTCGATGATCTTCACCAGAATTTTGCGCTCCATCACATCCACATGGCGGAAGGACTTGAAATGAGCAATCCATTCCCCCTGTGGGGAACCCGCCCGCACAATAGCATCCAATTCCTCCTGCCGTTTGCTGATGGCCGCCGCAATCGCCTCACATTTTTCCGTGTAAATCCGCTGATACTGCTTGAACTCATCTTCATTCAGAAGATGATCCACGAATTTCTCATAGGCAGACATTTTGAACCGCATAGCCTGTTCATAATCGGTTTTCAGCTTTTCAAGCTGCCGGTCAATCTTTCTGGCCTCCGTGTCCTCTGCGGGGAGGGCGGCGATAAATTGCAGGGTTTTCTCAATGTTCAGCACCGTTTCCATGTGGGTATGGATACAGTCACGAACCGCATCCATCAGCAGGGCCTCACTGATATTGTGGGGGGTGCAGGCGGTTTTGTCCGCCCGGTTGGTAGAACAGGAGTAGTAAAAATATTTTTTCCCGCCTGCTGGAACAGTCTTGCGGATCATGTTCTGCTTGCAATCAGCGCAGAACAAAAGGCCCGAAAAGGGATATACTGTCTTTTTCTGCACGGCGATTCTGGTATCCCGGCATAGCAGACCGCTGACTGTCCGAAAATCCACCTCACTGACAATCGGCTCATGGGCGCCGGGAACGCTGATCCACTCGTCCTCTGGTTTCTCCATCAGCTTCTTGATTTTATAATTTGGCCGTCCGGTCTTTCCCTGAACCATCACCCCGATAGGGTAGGCAGAGTTGAGTGTGAAATACTGGATGGGAAAAGGGCACAGATTCCACATCAAACACAATACGAAGGACTTCTGGTGTTATCACCTGCTGGGGAGTTCCCTCAAACTCTTTTATCCCATTACGAACCGCAACTACATAGTCTGAAAACATTGCAGCATGATTTAGGTCGTGAATAACCATAACAATGGTCACGCCCTGTTCCCGATTGAGTTGTACCAACAATTGCATAATGTCAAGCTGGTGTGCAATATCCAAAAAAGTAGTTGGCTCGTCCAAAAAGAGCATATCTGTTTTCTGAGCTAAAGCCATAGCAATCCATACTCGCTGCCGCTGTCCACCGGAAAGCGAATCCACCTCACGATGGGCAAAGTCCAGGACCCCACATGCCTTCATTGCCCAATAAACGACTTCACGATCTTCCGCTGTAAGCCCGCCGAACCTTCGTCGATGTGGATAGCGTCCATTTTCAACCAGTTCCTTAACGGTAAGCGCATCTGGGCATTGAGCATTTTGAGGCAGAATCGCAAGTTTTCTGGCGATTTCCTTGGTGGGTATCTGATAGATAGATTTTCCATCCAAGTAAACATTTCGGGTTTATAGAAAATTTGGTGGTTTTCTATTTGGAAAATAGTGGTCACAAAATAACCTTATACACGAAAAGGTGGTTTG